CTTTCTATAAGTTCTTTAATTCTTTTTGTAGAATCTATCATATACTTTTCAGCTTGTCCAAAGTTAATATTTAATAGAGTTCTATAGTTGTTTGATTGCTCATCTTTCATTTCTTGAATCTGTTTAGGAGTAAATTTCACTTTATTCTTATTGCTATCAATGTTGATATTGTCATCTTCTAAATTAGAATTTGTGTTTGAATCTAATTTAGTGAAAATAGCAACCATATCTGAATATGTTGATTTTAAAGAATCAAGAGAACGTCCTTTGAATTGTTCGCGTAATGTATCAGAGTCTAGAGAAGGATCTTCTTTAGTTCTAAAAGATAATAATTTTTCAATATAATTATCTTTTAATTCTGAAGCCAACGAATCTGCAGTTTGGACAAGTGCAGAATATTTTGCTTGTTGTACTTTGCTTTCGTATTTAAAATTATCAATTCTAGCCATCATGTCAGCAAGTTCATCTGTAGCAAGAGAAGTAACTAATTCATTTTTGAATTCTTTATCATTCAAAATAGAATCAATTAATTCTTGCGCATCTTCTTTGCTATCTGAGTATTTTTGTACTAAAACAGATAATAGGGCTTTTTCTTTATCTTCTTTTTCATCGGCAAGAGACCATTTTTCGTCAACGAATGTAAATGTTAATTTACTCTCATCTGTATTATCATCTTGTGATAGATTTTTGTCTACATTGTTATTAGTAGCTTCTAATCTTTTGTTAAGAAAATCAAGTAATTCAGCTTTTTCGTCACAGTCTTCTACTTCATTTAAAAGTAAAATAGAGGCATTAACTGCATCTGTACTGTTTGCTAAAACTAAACGCTTTGAGCCTACGAAAGCATCATCATCAAGAGATTTTACTTCATCTAATGTTAATCTAGAATCTTCTGGCATTTTCTCTAATGTTTGACTATATAGAGAGTCACCAAGTTTTTTAAACTCTTTGATTTTCATGAGTGCTCCGTTTGTTTGTTGTTTGTTTATACTGTCATTAAAAGTAAAGTTTACATCACACTGTCCTGCGCATCCTGAGTTAGCTAGGTATTTAATAGCCACATTATCTTTTTTCGCATTGTCTTTCTTGTGGATTTTTAAATAAGAAGTATTTCCAGCATTTTCATCGGCCGGTGCATTTACGTAACTTTTTTCGAAGTATCTTAATTTACCAAATATTATATACGTAGGTCCATGTCCATAATCCTCTCCAGTAGTATGATCACAATCATAGTATGAGTTACCACATTCACTGCATACAATACTGTTTGTATCGTAACCCATAGATATTGTATCATATGTTTTGTTAAGAATTTTAGTAATGGCATCTTCATTAACAATGTTAGATGTTGTTTCTAATCGCCCTAAACCAAGATTACCTTTTGTAAATAATATATTATTGTATTTTCGTAATTTTGTATGTATATTTTTTGTACTAAGAGACATTCCGAGGAAGTCGCTTATTTCTCCGCCTAACATATTGTGTTTAAATGTATCAAAAGTATTAACGTATTTTCCGCCGACAACTCTTCCTATTGCATCTGTATGTAAATCGTGATGTGTAAGAACTGGAATATTATATGGATCTGTTAAGCTATCAATGGACTGTTGCATTGAAGCAGGTAAGTATAAATGGAAGTGGGATGTCAATTTCATTGAGTGCGCATCAATCGAATCCACCATTAATCCTTCTAATTGGTCATGATCTCTATAGGTTTTTTGTGTTTCAACAGATTCTAATATATTATCAGTTAATCTATTGGTATCATAATTGCCATAGCCATCAATATTAATCTTTAGGTAATCATAAAATTTCATAACAAGGAATTCCTTTCTTTATTTAACGTAAAAATTATCTGGTTTACAGCTAAATCTTTTACATTAAGAGAATCTTTATCTGTATTTATATCATTAATGATAGAATGAACTTCATCTTTTATCTGAGATATATTATACAAAACTTTAAGTGGCATATCAAGGGATAAAATGTACTCTAGTGTCTTATTGACAACAATATCTGTGCTATTTTCATCTATTTTACTAATAATACCATATAAAGACTCTGGGTCTATTGAAGATTTTGCTTTTGTTGGACCTAAATTAGTCCCGTGTTGATTAGTTGGTTGCTGTTTATTTTGGGCTTCTTTATTAACAGATAGGGACATATCAGCTTCACCCTGTAATTCTATTGTTTTTTTTGTATAAAGTTCAAAGTTGGTTTTAGATCTGTCTTCTTCAGTAAATGGTTTTCTACCCAACTTTTCGCGAAGTTCATCTTCTTGTATTCCATTTTGTTGGAATATTAATTGATAGTGATTTTGTAGTTTAATCATGTTTTCAATATCTACTTCATTCCAAGTAAATTTAACTCTATGTTCATCTGCTAGAACATTTGAATTATATTTCTCAAGTAAGAGTGGATTTATAATAAACATTTCGATTTGCTCTTTTATTTCATTTTGATAGTCTTTAACATCATCTATTAGTATTTTAGATGCATTGTCGGCAGTGGAGCGATTCATGCCCTCCCCCTCTCCCATATCTAGATTAGAGACACCAACAGATGTATATGCTCTTTTCTTAAAGTGTTCTAAATACTTTTCTACATCTAATACAGATCCACTGCCAAGTAGCTCAAATTTATGTCTATGAGAAACAACCAAAGAACCACTAGATGGCATAGATTCTAACTTTTGAGTATATACATCTATTTCATCTTCTCCTGTTATTAGTTGTCCTGCAGGATACTGATCTGTTCCTATTGATACAACTAATAGTGGGAATAAATGTTGTTCTATTAATAGTTCTACATTCTCTTCTATTCTTCTTAGTGCTCTTATATCATCAACTGCAGGTAATAATGCCGGAGGTGCCATATTAAGACCACTTCTTGGATTCATTCTAATGTGCTTAATTTCACTAGTATTAAATTCTCTAAACCTACCATCTGGTAATATTTGCATATACTTAATAATATGACCATCTTTATTAAGTTTAAATCTCATAGTTTCGGGTGCTATTAATGTGTAGCCTATAATCTTTTTAACGGGTTTGCCAATGACTCCATTTAATGCGCCATTGGGTATAATAGAAGATTTATGTTCTCTAACATAGGCATTATTAAATCTAATTGTATCTCCAACAAGATTCTTAAAGAATAGTGTCATTGATTGTTTCTGTATAATACCTATTTCATTAAATCTTTGTTCAATATACCTTACAGTCTTTCCATTTTCCCCAGTTAATCTCCATCCTTCTTTTGATGCAAGAGCTCTTTTTATTTTAATACTTCTTTTAATGATGCCATCTACATCTTCTGCTTGGGATATATCATATAGATTATACTCTGGTAATTCAAAACCATTATATTCCATATGCATATTTCTAAATCCAAGAGTAGTTTTCATAGATCTTGGTATTACATTAAAGCTGCTAGATAATTCTGGAATAGTAGGAATTATTGCCCCACCCTCTATAGGCAGATTAATTATATTATAATCTTTATTTGTTGATGTTATTATTTCCATTATCCCTTACTCCAATCTTTAATATCAAAAATAGATTTTAGTCCATCCATGTTAGGTATACATTTTGAAGAAGAAACATTACCCACAAAAAATGCTACTTGGTTATTTATATTTACTACTTTAAGTGATTTCATGTTTTTTTTGTAATTGTTAATTAAATCCATATCAATAATATTTGTTTTATCAAGCTTCAATATATCATCTATAAAGCCATTAGTCAATGCTTGATCTACTGGACCGTCGACGAAATTATCATCAATGGTTGGATCAATTGGTTTTCCAGACCCCTTACCACAATCACATTGTGTCCATTTATCCTCTGATTTAATATATATATGTGTACCTAATTTGCCGTTTTCACATGTACAGCTTTTTGTATCTCCATCATTATAACCGTCGTTTCCATCTTCATTTCCATCATGATCTTTATCGTCGCCAGTTGGATCTATATTATCTTCATTACCTAATATAGTATCTATTAGGTCATCTGCTATTATATTAATCCAAGGCTGTTCAACATATGCGGCAACTGCGCATACATTCTTATCTATGGATCTATCATTGCTTACATATCTTTGAATCTCCAAGAACATAAATAACAAAGAATTATAAAATTTAATAATATCCAATATATCCATTTTATTATATCCATCAACAAGACCTAATTGTTTTGATATTCCTAAATCAATAGGAATCCCCGTTTCGGCTTTAGTCCATTGTTTTACTGCCTCTGTAAGATTTTTGATTATAGTTTCAACCTTTATTCTATAACTTTGTAGTGTAGATATAATAACTGATGTATAGTCTGGCATTTGTATATCTGGTACTTCATAATCTATGGTATTCTTATTACTATTATCTCTATTGGTGATAGTGCCGCCAGTATCGTTCCATCCGTCTATTATAGCATTTAATCCTTCAGTAGCCTTCCTTGCCTCATTATTTAAATGATTAACTGTACAATCTATAAGATTAGTAATAGTATATAATACCTGCATTGCTTGATCTAATAATATTTTAGTAAAGGCTTGCAATGTTATCTCCATTCCTATAGATAGAGAACCAGTAAGGTCTAATGAGGGTATGCCTAATTCTGCTATTTTACTTATCATTTCTATGGCTTGATTAATCATTGCTCTTATGGAAGCAATTATTAAAGCTATCTCTGGTAGACATCTTTTATTGTCCCATGCAGATTGTATTGCACATAAATGTCTAGAGAAAGACATGCCGGTTATTGCGTTGAGTTTTGCATTAATCATATTACGTAAGGCATTAATTGCATCAATAATAGACATGTCTACCCAATTATTAAACCATTGATGTTTATCGAATGTTACATCCCATGACTTTCCAATAGCACTTAATGAGTCAAAGAAACATGGAATACATTCTTCTATTATATTATTAATGGTATTTAATCTTTTATCTACTGTATTTATTCCATCGCTCCATGGTGATATATTTTCATTAATATTTCTTAATATAGTATTGTCTGGAGGATTAGTATCTCCCCCTTTGCCTACTATTTTCATAATAGTGCTATTATTATTATTAATTTTTGCTATTTCATTAAGACAAAGTGCTGCTTTATATAAGTTACTAGGTGGGTGCGGGAGCTTTGATACAAATGCTTCAATTGCTTGATTAATTTGACCAGTACCACCATTCTTGGCTTTGTTGTATGCGGCCCTAGTTGATTCATCTAATAGTTTAATTTGTATAGATATATATTCTTTAGGCTGTAATATCAATTTATCTATTGGTAATACTGCTCTTCTAATTGATATAGGAATCGAGGATATAGATACAGTTTCACCAGCAATCTCTGCCCTTTTAGTATGTAAATCTACAAGTGTTTCATATTCCTTAACAATCATTTTATTAAGGTCGCGAACATTTCTTAAGTCGGTGAGTTTCTGTGGAGCCTTTTCTGCTGATTCTAACTCGCCAATAGCAGGAACTGAATTGTTGTATACTTTTGGCTCGTCTCGTTTGGCATTAAGTTTTATTTTAAATTTATTCATTATGGTGTACCTATAAGTCTATATGTTGAGTTTAAAAGCATATTTGCCAGAACGTATTTTTCTAAAGCCTTTCCAAATATTTTAATAGACATACTATCATTATATGATTTTTTTGAGACAACATCAAAATCAAAAGATATAGTAGATTGAGGAAAGTAATTTACAAAAATTACACCTGATGGATAAACAGAAGAATTAATGGCTATAGTCACAGCAGTATTCCATGCAGTCTTCCATATTGTGAGATTTTTTATTAAAATAGTAGATAAATCATTCATAAATAAATCTAATATTGGATATTTAATATTAGACTTAATAGATTCCATTGCAGTATTAATATTACACATTTCTTGTAACTTTATCTCTTGTGGTATATAATCATCGATTAATGAACATAAATTAACCATTGATAATGAATATCGGTCGGCTTCATCTATCTTTTTCCACCCACTTTCATCTGGAATTTCTTCATTATAATAATCTAGCATTCTCATTATGAATTTCCTGCATAATTAGCATCACCCGTTTCATCTGTTCCTGAATCTACATCAAATGGAACATATATTAATTTAGATGAATATTGTTCATTGATAGATGGTACACTTACTCTTGATATCATACCATCATCTTTCTCTGGATCTCTATGTGATAATGCATCTGTATATGTGCTTGATGTTGATACATATGCTTCTGCATCTTTGTAATCATCATCTTCCATATGCTTTGTCCATGGTTCTATTGTTATAGTAGCAAGTGTAGATGCTGGGGAGGTGTTTGCGCCCATATTTCCTATATGCATATGACTATTAAATTCTTCTGCATGTTGATCTAGTATATTTGTCATCTCTTCGTGTATATCCTTTTCCCATTTAGCACTATCTATTCTACTTCTAAAATCTGCAACAATCATAGGATATAGCATTAGATATAGTTGTATTAATTGATCTTCAGTTATCTGTATTGGAGATAAGTTAATTGTTTGTAGTTTTTGTGGATCCATAGACACATAATCGCTCCACATCCCAATAGAACTTTTATTGCTAGATAATATATCCATTAGTTTAGTTTCCTATAATGTATATTGTCATTTGATAATTTTATATCAGAAGAATAAATTGAAACATAATCAAAATCACCAATACATGCACTAGTATGTACTGTTTTATCATTAAATAAATATACAGAACTAGTAGTTAATATTGGAGTTAAAGTACCTACCCCTACACCCTGCATTATAACGCTATTTAAAGTACAAAGAATTGTACCAGTATCACTTATATGTATTCCTAGAATGTACTCCGTAGAATAACTTCTTATAAAATCGGAACTTGTCCATACATATGAACCAATTGTTATTTCTAATTCTGAAGTTGCAGTAAATGCTATTTTAAGATTACCAGATTCAAATAGTGTTTTACTGGCAGGTGATGTAAAGTAGCCCTTGATAAACAACCCAAGAGATGTCATCACTGGCATATTAGACACTAATGCACCTTCGTCACTGTTGCTTATAGATATATAGCTATTATCATTCAATAGATTGGAAGAATATGTTCCTATTAATGAAACTACTTGAGCACCTTTTCTGTATGAATATGTGTAATTATTAAAATCCAAAAATAACTGCAAATCAGTAGTATCTGTTATTGAAACATCGTATTTAAAGTCTATATTAGTAGACAATACGTCTATATCATTACCTGCAGATATAACTTCTAATTTTATCTTATATGTCCCACCTACAGGTATAACGGCATCTATAGAAGCGTCTATTGAGCCAGATAGTCCATTGTGTGTTTTTGACCATGCATTATTTATATATTCATATATTGATATACTAGTATCTGTGGGCGCGATCGTTACAAGGTGTATATTATATATAAAGTTATCTTCATCATTTGTTATTAATACCTCTACTGTATCTGTACCATCATCCATTAAGTTAAATGGCATTATATCAAATGGCTCCCAATCATTTAACGATTGATTCATTATGTCTAATTTCATATATTTTTTCTCCTTGTTGATTTATTTCTATTAACCATTTGGCTTCTTGTGCCAGTATTTCTAATTATCATTGATTTGCCTCTTTTATACATATTTTGATTGATAGATATACCATGTGCTATTTCATATTCTTCTCTTTCCATTGCTTTATCTCTTTCTAACATATCGTCTATCGGAGACGTTGCATGATGTTTGCTGGATCCATATAATGGAGAATTGTTTACAATATTTAAACCAGTTGCTGAATGACTCATTAGTGGTTTAATCAATGAAGAATATTCCATATGGAATGCAAATAATCCTAACATAACAGCATCCAACATATGATCTCCAACCTTTGGATCTTTACCATATACAGGTACTCCAGATGGAGTGAATTTTTCTATAATATATCCAGAAAGTTGATCTATTAGTAATTGGTCATTAATACTTATGTCTATGAATTCATTTTCAAATATTCTAACTGCATTATTAACCATATAAGATTTAGTTTGTTTCTTTACTCTCTCTTTAGTCCATGGATCTATTACTTCTATCGAAGAAGAATAGTTTATTGATTTTGCATGTATTAACTTTCTTGATTGGGAGTTAGGGGCTGAATAGAGTCCTATCTCATGTAATCTTTCTATTTGTGCAGAACCATGTCCATAATCTGCATATATAAAGTCGCACTTCCATTTATTGTTTAATTTAACAATATCTGCTACAGCCTTTGTTTGAGTCCATCCGGCTATATGTACTGAACTTTTATCTACTACTTTATATCGTTTATCTTTAATATTATACCCAATAATAACTATTTGAGTTCCGTTCTCTGCATCATTCCAATCAACACCCATGGCATATAGCCAATCGGGCTGTTCTATTTGTTCTGCATATGCATAATCTTTTTGTGCGGCCTTTACAAACTGTGCCTGGAATACTGTCTCTCCATCATCTGAAAATGCAGCTAAAACTTCATGGTTATAACCTGATATTGTAAGCTGATTCCTAAAGTCAGTTTCCATTTGTAATGACCATTCTGGATGAAATTTATCTGTTGGGAAATAAAATCCAACAAATGTTTTATCGTGAACACGATCATAGAAATAGTCTTTATGGCCCTTAGGTGTAGAAGATACCCATAGCTCCACATCTTGATGTTCATTTATAAGAGCAATTACTGCATCTGTATCTTCACTAGTTAAGAATGAAGCTTCATCTAGTACAAGGAAATCAGCCGCGCTACCACGTACAGCAGACGATCCAGATACATAACCAGTTATAGTAACACCATTATTTAATTCTAGTGATGTAATAGGAGATTTTCTAGTAGGAACTTTACGTTTTGATTTAGCTTCCCTGCCACACATATTCAATAATTCATCATTACCATCTATAAGTTCTTCTATCATCTTAAAGATAACGTTAACTTGAGATTGGTTAGGAGTAAAAATTACTATATTATAAGTACCTTTTTCTTTAGTTGGCTTCCAAGTAAAAGCTCTATGAACTATACGAACAGATAAACTAGCACTTTTACCAATACGACGTCCGGCTCTAGTAACAATACGTTTACTAATACTGCGAACCATCTGTCCTTGATAAGGGAATCCATTTTTAGAAGTTCTAGGCTCCCACCCACCATAATTAACATATAAATTATTCTTAGCCCATGTAACAGGATCATAATATTCTACAATCTCCATTATCTCTTCTTCAGAGAGTACAGCTCTAAGCTGTTTTGGTATTAGTTTCTTATAGTAATCTTCAATAGGATCAAACATAAATGCAGGATCCATTGCCATGGCTTCTGATATATATATCTCTCTATCTTTTTTGGCTACTTCTATTTGCTCTATAATGCGTTTTCTAATTTCTTCTTCATTAGGAGGGACTCTTTCAAATCCATCACGGCTAACTTTATTATCGTCGAAAAGTTTTTGTTCATGACGCTTATAGAAATGCTTATACGGATTACCTATAAATTCATCGTCACTATTTAATATTACTTTTTCTTCACTCATTTGAGCACTTCTTGTCTTTTAATTAATTTTATTAACATACTAGTTATCAATTCTTTATGTTTATTTAAATATGAATATAATAATAAACTTTCTTTTTTAGCAACTATATACATATTTAAGATATCTTTTGTAGAGAGTGTTTTATTAACTATTCTTCTAAATAATGATTCAACAATTTTCTCTTTTCCAGTAATAGTATAATGACATTGTGTACATAGTGTTATACCATTATCTAAGCGATAAGTCAAGTCTGGAAAATCTATCTTACGCTTAATGTGATGAGCATTAACATTGCCCATTCTTCCGCATAATTGACATTTATATCTATCTCTTTTATAGACTTTAAGTCGCCATGTTTTATATGAGGGACTATTGTAGTCATAATTCTTCTTTTTGGCCTTGCGTATCACTGTAAATTCTTACTTGCTATCTCCGCTAGTTCAGATCTCTGACCGTGTTTTAATGTTATGTGAGCGGATATAGTTTCGTTCTTCATTGCATTGATTAAGTAGTTCAAGCCATTAGACCTACTGTCTAAGTATGGTGTATCTATTTGGTCTAAATCACCTAAGAATATAAGTTTTGCGCCTTCTCCTGCTCTTGTAACTACAGTTTTTATCTCATGAGGAGATGCGTTTTGGCTTTCATCAATAATGAAGAATACACGAGGCAAACTTCTACCTCTAATAAAATTCAATGCCTCTATAGCTATCTTTTCATTAGCCAGTAATGCATCTATCTTCTCTTTTCCACTTTTACCATTATCAGGTGCGGTTTCTCCAATAACCTCTAAATTATCAAAGAATGGTTGTAAATATGGTTTAATCTTTTCTTCCATAGTTCCTGGTAAAAATCCGATCTCTCTTCCCATATCAACTGTGGGTCTTGCTATTAATATTTTTCTATAATCCTTTTTATGATGCAATGCAGCTGCTATTGTTAGAATAGTCTTTCCTGTACCACTATTACCTGTAACTGTTACTAAGGGTATATTGGGATTCGCCAAAGCATCTAAGAGGAATATTTGTTCCGCGTTTCTTGGATTAATACCAAATGCATTATATGAATTTATTAATTTATATTGATTGTCAATTTTATCGTATCTACATAAAGCAGACTGCCTACCTGACTTTAATGTAAAATATTCGTTTGGAATAGGATCTTTTATTTGCTCTAATTCTCCAACAAAACCTTTTGAATATATTTCATCAATTACTTCTGAAGGCAATCCTCTGACTGTTCTATATCCGTTATACGATTTAGAAGATTGAGATAAATTTTCATTCTCATAATCCTGTACAGACACACCAGAAGCCTTTGCGATTGTTCTTAGTGATATATCTTTTGTAACAAGTGTAGAACCAGATAATTTAGCAACATGTAGTATTTTCTCATCATTAGTGAAATCATCTGGAACTTCATAGCCATCAAGAATTAACCAATTATATTCATTTTTATCTACATCTCTAATAAAACTTCTTGCATTAAAATTATTTACCTCTGTTCCATTCTTAAAAGTATCTATTTCTTTTAAAACAGTAAGAGGTATTATTACTTTTGAATCTGGGAAAGCATGGATACTTTCGGGATCGTATAATATAACATTTGTATCAATAACATACGAATTCATATTGTTCTCCATTTGGTTATAGAATAATTAATTTATTAATAAAGAGCATTCATTAACATCTGTGATTCTCTTCCTAGCTCACTTCTCAAATTCATTTGAGATGTTCTTATAGATAACATAGATCTCTGTCTCATTGTTTGTGTCATTTCATTATCTCTAAACATTCCGCCTGTTTCTGGGGTACCGAACCTACGTACTGCTCTTGCTATATTCATAACAGTTGGGGCAAGTTGATAACCTATGTAACCACCGGCTAACATACCAATAGCGCCACCAACGGGCGCGCCAACTCCACCAGCAAAAGAACCAATTGCAGTACCAATAACACCACCGGCCCTAGCACCGACAGTAGCTCCAATTTCACTACCAAGACCTACATAGGCGCCTACAAGACTGCCTTTATCTCTTAGCCCTTGTTCTATGGACATGGTCCCAAACATAAATCCTAATCCAGGAGCAAGATACTTAGAAGAGCCTTTAACTCCATTCAAATATCCTATCTCTCTAGTAGAATCGCCTATACTTTTTCCATTGATTATATTATTTCTATATTTTAAGGTCCATGTTCCTATATTCATACCAACACGTCTACCTCTATCAAATTTTCTTCCTATTATTCCAGGACCTAAGGATACATAGTCAGTTAGCAATCCTTTAGCATTGCTTTTGACGGATCTTTCTATTGAATTCACTCTAGATCTTTTAGATGCACCTTCTATACTCTTCCATGCACCACCTACCTTTCCTCTGATGCCACCTTGAGTGGCCCATTTACTACCATATTTATCATAAGCATTACTGCCATAATAACCGTATAGTCCAGATGCAATAGGAGCGCCTGCAAGCAGTCCTATACTAGCAACATAAAAAGGCTTACCGGATAATGCTATACTAGTGCGTTCATCTGAATATTCATCGTAATTTGCATAATTCATAACTTACCTATTGCCTAACGTTTTGAATTTTCTACCATTCTTATAATGTGTTTTTCCCTTATATCCCGATACTATAAGATTATTTTTTAGAGCAAAATTTGCCTTAATAGTTGCTCGCACTTCTCTAGCTTTCTTTTTCATGTTATATGCTGTCTTTGCTGTGGATTTTAATCTTCCAGACTCTTTATATAATTGTCCTTTTGCCAGTCCAACATTTTCTCTATATTTACCAATCGCCTTTAGTCCCCTTTTGCCTCCTCCTCTAAAGAATCCAACGGAACCACCTAACATTACACCCTTAAATGCACCAGACAAAACAGTTTCATCATCACTAAAAGCTCCATATACACCACCTGCGGCAACTCCAGTAATAGCTCCACTAGATGCTCCAACCATAGAATTAATAGCATGAGCCGTGGCGGGCATTTTGCCCTTGCCCATTTTGCCAGATAGATAATTCAACATACTACCTTTCTTAGCTTTGCCAAACATATTAACTACATCGTCTGCGCCCATATTTTTAAGACCTCCAAGAATTCTTCCTTTGCCAAAGCGCTCCATTCGTTGAGCAAATCTGGCGGGTCTTCTACTCGCATACATACCAACACCAGCCATAGCTCCCATTAAAAGAGAAGAGCCGTAACCTCCACTTTCGCCTTCTGTTTTATTATAAGCAGCTTTGAATCCGAGAGCTCCTACAGCTCCAGCTCCTGCAAGTGCAGGCATACCAAAACCAAAACTTCCGCGTTTATTTGTATAAGTAGAACCGGCACGATCAGATAATCCAAGTTGTGCCATCCTTTTTTCTGCGAGTCTCTCTGTGGCACTATTGGATGCACTTTTTGCAAGCCTGCCCCACCATCCTTTTGCTTTATTAGCAGTATTCATTACATCATTTGTAACGTTAGCTATATTCATAATACTTCTCCTTATTACATGACATAATGATTTGTCATATGTTTACTCATTTCCAATCCAATGCCTGCAGTAGATACAAACTCATTTTTTCTTTTAAAGAAAGATGCTGTTTGATAGCTATTTGCAGTCTGAAATGTATTAGACGGTTGTATATTAATTCTTTGTAATTTTTCTATGGGTGAATAATCACCATTATAATTATCATCATCAGATGATACTTCTTTTTCATAACTATTAGTGCCCATTGATATCAATGTACTTGCTGCTATTAATCCTGCTACTACTAATGCTCCTTTAGTTATAGAACTCTTAAGGGATTGTAATGCTTCTTTCGAGGAGATAGAAGAAATATGGGGCGGCCTCTCCATTATCTTAAATTTATTTGTTTTTTCTTTCCATATTCTAGATGATATAGTATGATTAGCTTCACTAAAATTCTTTCTCATTGAATCTACTTTATCTTCTAATTCCTGACCAGTTAATCCGTATAAATCGTCTTTTAATGGTATATATAATTTAGCTACTTCATCTTCGTTAAAGTCCGTATATCTTTCAGATATTTGTTTAAATATAACACTTTCGCTACTTGAAGCATTTCTAGGCTCTCCTTTTGGACCTGTATCAAAATACATTAAATCTTTAGAATCATTAATATCTACTATTCTTTCTCTATATGCCATATCTATCATCTGAGATTGTAAGTTGTTTTCCGATATTCTATATGCATCATTTTTAAGACCAGTACCTTTATCAAATTCTGGTGTAGATATATCTTCAAAATACTCTAACATAGCATTAGTTTCTTTTTTAAGATTGGCGTGAGATATCTCGCCACCGGCAGCTATTATATTTATATCACTAACTACTGCTTCTAGAACAGATTGGTTCATAATAACATCCCATCTCGTATGTCCTATTTTTGCAGTATCAATACCAATTAATTCAGCAAGTGTATCTAATTTATGTCCTACATTTATATTATCACCAAACTGTAAAAATTTATTCGCGGCCTCTCCATCTCTTCTTGTTATATTAGCTTGACTAGCCATACCTAACATTATTTTAGATATAGTGAAACTATCTACAATAGCAGCTTTAGTATAAACACCACCCACTTTAGAAGCTAAAGCCATTTCTACATTTTTATTTATCTTAGACCATGCTTCATGATATTTACTAGTTGTTTTCCTTGTAGCATTAGCATCTAATAAGAGTTTACCTGTTCCACCAGTATAAACACTATTTTGTTTCCAATATGCTATTTCTGATACTTCTTTTTTTGTAACACTTCTACTACTAAGGATATCTTCAATCTCTGATATAGACATGCCTATATTTACACCCAAAGGATCCATTCTAGTTTGTAGTTTAATTAATTGTTCATTAATTAACGGATTATTCAATTCCGCATAACTCATTACCTTTCTCATATCAAAAGATAAGTTATGTCCTGTCATTATAGGTGTCTTATCTAATTGTTTGTTTATATCTAATAACAACTCCAAAGGAGATATTTCTTTTTTGATGTTTGGACGCGCAGCCTCCATAAAAGGTTTAGAGAATGATGATGCATTTCTTCTTTCTTCTTTACTTAATTGTAAATATACTTCCCTAGCATCTTCGTCTCCCCACTCAGCAAAAGCTGCAGACCATATACCTTGATCATTCTTAAGACCTGTAGTTTCAACGTCAAATGTAAACATCTTATCCGTATGATGCATAAGATTGTTTAATCCACTCTGAGCCTGCTTAGTGTTAAAGTACTTTTGATATGATATCTTTGTATTAAAATCACCCATTAGTCAAAAAACCCTGATTCATCCATTAATATAATTAAGTCTTGTAAGACTTCTTGACTATCCATATCTAATACATAATGATATATATCATTAAATACCTGTTGGTGTTCTGGATTGTCAAACCTTAATATTCTCATAGCTGGGATTGTCTTATTATTAGTCATAGCTAAAGAGGTCTCTATAAAGTCCTTAATATTATTAATATTATAGTTAGCTACTTCCTCTAAATAATATTCTTTTGGTAGTTTAATCCTATTATTCATTGTTTTTCCCTTTACTCATATCTTCTTTAATTTGGTCCATGATAGCTATCATTTTATTTACTCTTGCTGTTTTAGTATTATCTTCTTCAGAAGCACTTCCATAGTCTTTAATCGCACTTTTTGATTTTCGGGTTGCATTAAGCGATTCTAAAATTTTCATCCTTCTAGTCTTCATTTTTTCTTTTAATCCCCAAGCCCAATGTTCTACTTCTTCTTGTATAATAGTGCCATCGGCGGCAACACTCTCCTTAATTCCATATAATGATGCATTCTTAGGTTCTGCTAATACATTAGTAACTCTAGTTTCCATAATAATAAGTTCACTTAACTCTTGTATTAACATAATCTCACTATGTTCATTAACATCTACATCAAACTCATTGATAAATCTAGTAGTATGATAATTTAATAAATCAGCTTCAACAAGACATGGTTTCCCCAATGGTTCTTTTCCTAGTTCTACATAAGGACAATTTTTAGCGAATGGACATTCAGTACCTTGGCATGTCAAGGGAACCGCGGCATTTACTCCTGTACTCATTTTCTTATAAGACATCATTAACTTTCTAGCTTCTTCTTCTGTTAATACAATATCTCCATATTGTTCTAACTTAGTAGATTCCATATTACTAAAGAATTCATTTCTAGTTAATATTCCTTCACTTGTTAATGATATACCTGTTATATCTGTTAATATAATAGTACCTGTTTCTGTACTTTTTTGTGGCGGGAGCTTTTCTCTTAATTCTTTATTTGTTTCTACTCCTTGCCTCTTTCTTTCTTGCTCTAGTAATTCTATAAAGTCATCTTTTTTAGAGTTTATATCTATTTCTGTATAGTCCATCTTACTTCATCTTTATTATTAGTATAGTTCATAATACTTATTATATATAACTATATCAATTATTATTAAATATGTATGGGATTAAGATGTCTAAGAATGATAATAATAGAGGATAAGATGTGGCGTTTTTGGTTTAAAAATAGATTATGTGATAGGGAAAGAAAGTCGTTCGCCTTTTGTGTATCAAAATGAGACACTTCTATATGAGAGTAAATATATTTTTTTTTAAAAAAATGAGAATAAACGAGAATTGAGAGGATTTAGAGGAGATGGTTAGTGCCCCTACCCATCTGACAGTAGCAAATAGGACGCTTCTTCGTGTAACATGGATGTTCTAAATAAAAACACTCTTGCCAGGGATGTGAGGTAGTGTCACTATAATTGGTAGATACCTTGGATAAAATTCATTGCGAGCCCCTACCGGTTTGCGATTTGGCCAATCTTTAGTATTTATTATTGTATCCATTATAATGATAAGGTTATATACTTAATAACATCATCCTTGAGATAGTGTAGTATAACCATTCTATATTATATGTGTGTAGCAAGCACATAGAGTGAAGTAGCGTATCATTCGTATAGGTGTATTTATACATTGACATAATTAATGTATTGCGTTTGTATATTAACAAGAAAAACATAATATACAGTCACATGTGAGTCTATATGTAGACCATGTGGTTACCATTAATATAGAAAACACATAGCACCTGTGTTACAGAAGGTAGCTTGAGGAAGTAATGTCGCCGAGAAGTGCATAAGCAGGCAGAGAAGGACATAATGATACATATTGTACATAGGGCAGACTAGTGAGATACAGCTAGTATGTTATGTATGATATAGACAGTCATACTACAACAAGTGGCGTGTGCATGGTTCCACATGCAGATGGTTCGAATCCATGAGTATGACCTATATATTGGCTTAATTGACGAAAACAAGCGGTGCTAACTGACGTGTCAGCCGCAAAACAAATAATAATTAAAATTAGTCCTTGAGGCGTGCATCAAGTATTATAGCCGCTGGTTACTAGCATCGGGTACAACCGAATAGCGTAATTATACCAGTGGAGGGAAAAAGATATATGTCGATAGGACGAGGAGACAATATGGCAGGATTCATCAGTTTAAAAAATAACGAAACCGAATATTTATTCGGAAAAAATGGCTCAACATTTAAGTGGATAGGAAAAGAACTATTCCACATTTCAAATGATGAGTCATTTGAAAAAGTATACCTTGTGGGGGACAGGGTATATTTTAGAAGTGAAGGGGAAGAGACGTGGGAGGATTTAGATACTGATTACTAGTTTCATCAGGCCCCTCTTCGGAGGGGTCTTTATTCAACTCGTCTGAGCGAGTATAAACAGATGATTAAGCTCAGAGCGTCCTTTTTAGGGGTCAATTAAAAATTAAAAGGAGAAACTTATGAAACTAAAGTTATTAAGACTCCTATTTATCTTAGCGACGTTCATTGTCGGAGTAATAGGAAGGCAGTATCGTTTCCTATGGCTATATTATTATATAGCCGGTTCCGGCAAGGAACGTATAATGCCAAGAAGGTATTTGGATCCACGGATGATGGCTAAGGCAAGGAGAAACTCTCGCCGAAAAGTCACCACGAATAGTGGTTTCAAATATCTTCTCCACCATACATTGGAGTATGACGGCTCGGGCTTTTGGGGTCGTCCTACCGCCTTTTATATGGTGGGGTGTATGACATACGATATCTCTTTTAAGGGAAACCGTGTGATTGTCAGCGGCACAGATGGCAACTTTCATACATCTGCACTACATGTCAGGATTGTAAAACCATTGGCAAAGATATTTGGAAGTGAGTACTTTCAGGTATCTGGCTTCCCAATGGGTAGTCCTGGCATTTCAAATAAGTTGTGGATGGATTTTGAGGCAGTTGGCGCAAAGCCATTCACAACCGTCATTCATGAAGAATTTACTTCTCATGAATGGCGAAAGATAAATAGGAGGGTGTTTTAATCACCAAGCTCGGTGGTTGTCCGAGCATAAATTGACAACAAATGCAGTGCTTCAAAGGAAGAGTTCGGTACTGCTATTGGCGTATGCCTTTTACCCGAATAGGCTGAGCTCGTGTGTTGTAACACTTAATTTGCAAGGCAGCTTAACAAATCAATATACCATTAAAGTATATGTTGTTGATGACTGAATAACTGCAAACCAATAGGCTGTTGTTACTGCGATAAGAGAAATTCGTATACACATGTGGCTGTGAGGCTGGCGTTTTGTGATGTCGTTTAAATAATCGCGATTTACCACTACAGCGAGAAGGATATTCAGGTTTCGAGACCTGTGTAGTGGCTATTTATTAATTAGATAAAAGGGGATAAATGTTTCACGTATCACCAACGCCAAATATAGACGTTCTTCTGCCATTCAGTTCGGCAGAAGATATAATAGATGGAGAAATCGTTTGGGACGATGACTCTAAAAATATATTTAAAAAATGTGTCTCATTTGGGAAAACTGTAATTGGATGCCTTATGGATGTTCCAATGAATAGCGGATATATATATATATCCCAGATGAAGATATAAAAGAATGTGAAATTAGACATTTCTGGAAAGAAGCGTCAGAATTGCATATCCTAAGCTTGTTCTCAAAGGAAGTTAGAATATACAGACCTGTAAAGGTTCTGTGTATAGGAACTTTCAATGTGGAACATATATTCGCCACAGATGGATATCGTAGGCGATATAAAATAAATATTTATTAATTAAACCCATTTAATATGGGAATTTATTCTTTTATCTTCTTAAGGAGGAGATATGTTAGAAGATTTAATCGTAGAAAGTAATAACGAAGAGCTAAATATGGCTCTTCGTTGTGCTATATCTGATATGGAGCTATCTATGTCTGATATAGAATTCGGTATTATGATGGATATTACCGAATAGTAACAGACTGGCACTCACTATAATGGTGAGTGTTAATGTCTGAGAAAAAAGGAGAATCTACTAGCCTTTAAGTAGTAGAAAAAATAAATACTATACAAAGTGTCAAGATGTTCCTTTTAAGGTCAATCGGCTAAGTATAGAAGGAGATATTATGAAAATTAAATTATTTGCACGTTTTAATCGTATAGATGGCGTGCTTGATATTCGTCCAGAAGACGGGCAACTGATTTGGAGACGTGGCAATGGTGACATTGTTACTCTCAGGAAATCAGATGTTGCGGGATTATATTCATTTTTCCCAAAACCTTCAGATGCTAAAAAATTCATCGAAAAGAATTTCGATGATAACGGTATCTATTCCTGTGCCACAACGCATTGAGGGAGGAGATATGTTAAACAGTAAAATATACACTATTACTATCAACATAATCAAGACGATTGTGTTGATAGTAATAAGCATAGCAGTACTCTATGCTATGGTGGTCCGTAGTATAGAACTATGGGAAACAGATCCAATCCCAGTACTTATAGTAGTGGCATTGGCTGTAACGCTATTACTATCACTAGTGATAGTAGAGTGACAGATGGCACCCCAACGTCGTGAGATGCGGGGCAGTAATGTGCGGCGTCAGATCCAAAGTTCTGAGCGGTAGTACGTATTTTAAGTTAATCAATAAATAGGGAATGTACCCTAGTAGCCGTAGTATATGGTGGCTATAAGAAAAAGTTCATATACAGTGATTGGTGTCTACTAAGTGACATAACAGAGCCTTATTGTCAAAATGACAATAGGATTTTTATCAACCCATAAAATAATGGAGATTTATTATGGGACAAAAAACATTTAACTTCTTGATGGATCAAGAAGCTAGCACTTTCATAAGTGCTAATTTGTTGTGGGTTCGATTAGGAGACAGAAGATTAGAAGTCTCCTTCGAATCGGATAATGAGATAATAGTGCCAATAGAGGCACATATAGTCTCTTACAATAGAATTAGACCAATTCCAATTATGGGACAAAAGTCTCGTATATTGAAATTGGTATCTATTCTGAAAGGTGCCGATGGCGATCCTTTCAAGTTGGCTAAATCGATAGCCGATTTTAATATGGCAGAACAGGAGATCCACTTCTTTGTTCCTGCCAAAAATGGCAGGAATTTAAAGTTTGTGGGACAAAAGACAATGTTCCGTCAATCTGGGTACCTAACCCAGAATGAAAAAGTCTGTCAAATAATGATACCCCAAGAGGGGGTGGTGGAAGCAATAAACAATGAGTCAGTAAGCTATGACTCATTAATGGAGTCTTTTAGACCTATGAGTATGGGCAAAAAAGACTGGCTTATTGGTATAAAGGTTATACCAATATTGTCTAATATGTACAATAAAGAATTCTTTTATCTTGGTGGAAGCCCAGATAAAGGACTATGTGTAGTTACACACAACAATAAAATCATTAAGAACACAAAGAGGAAATCCTCTCAGAAAATAGGTAAAATCCTATTGGCTGGGGGGATCCCATTTTCATTTGGGGAGCTCAGTTTTGTTGCAATTGAGTTCCCAAAAGCTATAGATGGTGTTTATGCCATCGTATCAGAAAAAGAGATGGAGATTGCAACAGCTGCCAACGCCTTGCATGGCAGACATTTACAGTCTCGCTCTTTGGGGTTTGGGTTAAAGGGCACTATTGCCACCCCAGAAACAAATATATTAAAAAATGTCTTGGGCAACTATAATGCCGTAATAGACATCAAAGAACTCAATTCTACGTATAACCTAAACTATAAGTTAGGTAATACTGTAGAATTAACAGACCTTATAATACTGTCTACAGATATGGATAGTAATATAAGAGATTCCAAAGTGAATATGCAGGCACTAAGTCGTGCAGGCATATCTCAGACTAAATTATTATACCATTTTATAGATAATATTGATGAGAAAGATCCCCTCAAAATCATACCATCATTTGGTATTTCAAAAATATTTAATTCTATTGGACATATAGTCCAGTGGGATGATACCCAAAATGGTTATCAAAAAATGGTAAGTTTGATTCAATCAAACTTAGAGTATTGGAAGTTAAATACTCTAAGAAAAGGAATCACTGTTCCTGGAGGGTATTTGTATAATCTCCCCTCCAATGTGCCGTTTGATGGCGCATTATTATCTAATGAGTTTATGATTAAGCATAATCTCACTATTGGTGATTATATTACAGTGCTGATAGCTCCAGCATTGTTTCCTGATAGAGAAGGTAAATCTCCATTCGTCTTCTCTAAAAGAATAGTTGGCAAATTGAAATCACGGTCCATATCGATCTCAATGAAGTCCAATGAATACGGACTGAGAGACTATGATGGTGACAAACTTATAGTCCTGTCAGGCAGACATGCACTGGACCAAGGTGTATGTAATTTCGACTCTCTTAAAGTGGGGACACCAGCCGAACTTGAGTTACAATATGACTCGATATCGGCTGCTCAGGTCTTCTGTAACGCCAATAGTCTAGTTGGTGTCGCGGATGACACTGCGGGGTCTATGTATTTATATGGACTTAATGACACTGAGTATTTAGGTGCATGCATCCAGGCGCCGGTATACTCCATGAAACATACAATTCGTAAGGGCTACGAATTGGAAGACTTATTGAAATATGGCAAGGAAGCTATACCAAAGGCATTTAATGGCAAAGGTAAGCTAATAAAGCATCCTGATCTGATATGTAGAAAGGAATCAGATACTTTTAATGAAGCATTCAAAATGCAATCAAAAGTATCTAGCTACTTGGCAGACATCTTAGAACTGCTTAATGATGTCACGATTGATAAGTTTAATGTCATTGAGTTTAAAGATATGATGTTATTATGTGACACATATCTAAATGAGGTTGAAGATGACGTCCTTGATGACTTAAAGGATTTAAGTAATCAAATATGGTCTATGGCATTCTCAAAATTGCCAGATGACGATAATGAAACCGACTTCAATATAGTTACGTCGGTTATTGGTGGTATAAGAGCAAGGATAACGCAAGAATTTGGTCCAGAATTCTTGCGTCAATTGGTCGCACTAATGATTGCAACCAATAAAACTGGAAAAATATACTATCCACTATTACTAGGACAAGATGTCCTACGAAAAGTAATAGATGGAAAGGTGGCGAAACATATCGACTATAGCGTTGGTATGGCGAATGAAGTTATAAACAATGGTGAATTAATCACTGTTGATATTTGGAGATCCAGAGTCAATAAGGACGATGTCAAAGAAGTTAGCTGTTCTACAGTTGAGTTTGAAGTTGATGATGTCGTATATGTAGTAGACGGCTTATTGAGACCCATTAATATGGTTCCCGCTAACATTAATGGTACACTCCAAGATGGAGAGTATAGGATTGTTGCCAGTAGGCCGAGATGGAACAAAACTGGGGAAGTTATAGGAACCGGGATAACCCTCACTCTTAGAAGAGTTTAACAGAGTGGCACTCACTATGATGGTGAGTGTTAATGTGCCGTCGCATGGTCACAAGTCCATGGTAGTAGTACATCCAATAATGTCTGAGGAGGATATTATGTTATATGTATTATTAATTAGTTTTATTTGTTTTGCAATAGTTGTCATTTTAGTGGTCCACTATTGTCTCCCAAAGAGGGTGAGCATTTATACCTATAATGGAAAACTACACGCCTATAATACAGTGTGGTTTGATAATGGATATGGTGGAGGCTGCTACGATGACAAAGTATATGCAAAGGGAAGAAATATTATTGAATTATATTTTAATGTTACGTTGTATAGACTGGTAAATAGAATGGGAGGGCATTTTTCAAGTGCCACTAAGATTTGGTGGTACGAGCATCTGTTAGATACAGAATGTAAGATGTTTGAGTTATTAGCAAATGTAATAAAAACATCTATAGATTGAGACTCCGCTCCGCCCCCTCGCTCTGCTCGGCCCTACGGGTAAAGGGCTCCGCAAAGGATGATATGTATTGTATTTAATAAGTAATATGGATTGGCTGTTGATTGCTTAATTGCAATGCAGATATGTGATAAAATATCTGTACTAATTGGAAATGGTGAAGTGTCTCCACACGATTGCTTGGGTTCGAATCCCAGGACAGCCACTCTTTTTTTTATAATTATGGAGGTTAAGTGAGAATTAGTAAAAACATAGACTTAAGATGTAATATTAATAATGGCGCTAATAGGATCTACTATGCTGTTGATTTATATTGTACTATATTTAGTCTTGTTGTTTCTTTAGTTTTTTGGAGACTAGATAAGGATATGCCGCCTTTTCTTGCCTATGTAACATTAGATGGATATGAAATACTAAACAAGAATGAAACTATGTTTAGTATTATAACTATGTTTGCTATAATAATTGATATTGCCAATCGCACATATGAGGTAGGATGGTTTAGTTTTACTCCGTTTTGGGAGGGTAGCAATATCCTCTTGGTGAGTAGCGTTGTTTCAATTGCAATGACTATCATTATGTGTATAATGTGGCTTATAAAGTTTAATAGTTATATGAAAAATACAAAAGATTGAGAAGACGAAGAAAGATATCGCGGCCACATTCCACTAATTAAATAATGTAGTTAATACATATGAAATCACAAATTGTAAAAATGCCAGAGGCTAGAGACCTCAGGGCATTAAAACGGTTAGAATTAGCTCCCTATATATACTCTAGGGAAGCACGTCAAAGTATACCTGAAAAGGAATACGAACGACTTAAAAGATTAAGAGTTAGTAAAATTAAACGTCAATTTAACATTAATGAAGGAGTTGTTGTATGATTTATCCAATTAAACAGATGATTGTAAAAAAATAGCTACTAATACTAAGAATATTAGAGATAGTATAGTGTCTGAATTTAATATGAGAAAATCTGCCGCAAATGATGCTATACGCGTTGTTCGTAAGCAGTTAGGATTGTACCGGAAAAACTCCGGTAAACATTTAATAGCAAAAACAAAAAAGGAGTCAGCATGACAATCTTAGATTATCTAGTTAAAAACCTTGAGTTCGTCCCTGGTGATGAGGTTGAGGAAGACCGTGAAGACAGCATTAATGTATTAGACGAATGTCTAATAGATGAATACTAATAATGTACGAGTCAAAATTAATCCTCGGAAGGGTAGACTCTAATGTAGAATGCCCTTTCAAGGTAAAAAATAGCATTGGTATTCCATGTAGTTTTACATGTGATAAGCCTGATGCTAATGGTTTAATAAATTGTCCTATTGCTAGATTAGATGACAATAATCTAAGATATGAATATAATAGGAATAAATATGAAGCAGGGAGAATAGGAGATTTTGACCCTGTATAATCACAAACTGCAATACTGTAATCTGGAGCAGGTCTATGAATATCAAAATATCAAATTTAAGATTTGGCAAATATGCCAACAAGAACACTGCCATTACGGCAGAAAATTTTAGTATAACATCAAATATTTTACTTAAATTAAAAAGCGACGATTTAGTCGCTATTAGGGATAGTAAATATTTAATCGACGAATTAATTAGTTCTAAAATCATTAAGGAGGAATATTTACAAGAAATAATAGAAGGTGAAGACAAAATACTCATCTATCAGTTGACAGATAAGTGTATTAATCACAAATAATAACGAGGTATATTATGTTAATGGCAGATTTACTTGCACAAGTTGGGCTTATTACTGAAAATAAGGCAGCATTTCTAGCAAGGAAAAGACAAGCTTATGAAAAAGAATTACAATCTAAACGTCCTGATCCTAAGAGATTAGAAGAGTTACGTAGTATTATTGGAGTTAAAACTAGTGAGGGTATAGAGGTGCTATAATGAGACATGTAGTTATAGATATATTCGAGGAGTATACGTGTAGTGCCGCGATACCTAATGGTATGATCATTAAAAGTAGCATTACGAACATAAATACTATTGATGGATATCTACAAGAGCATAATGGTTTATTTGCTCTATACATTGCATCTAAGCTACCTTTTGCTACAGCCAGAACATTGAGGCAGAAGCTTAAAGATTTAGCCTCAGAGGCGCTCATACATGCCTCAAATGAGGACTGTTTATGCACAGTGACTGGTGGTGTAAAAGTAATGAATAAATTATTAAATTAAGAGGTTAAGATGGAACATGTGCAGTTTTTACCTAGTCATATCCCACGTCAAGATTATGTATATGTTGATGGGTATACCAGCGGCAACCCTGGTCCTGGTGGTTTTATTGTCACCGACCATACTGGTAAAATATTATTTAAGAAACATTATAACACTCCGCATACTAATAATTGGTATGAGTTGGGCGGAATTGCATCTGCTACAGTTAAATTTCCAGGAAAGATTATATGGAGTGATAGTGTTACTGCTATAGCTTGGGCTAATGGTCGCATGGGAAAAGAGTCCCGCAAACTATATGCTAATGACGCATCATTTCAACTAATGCAATCTATAATATTGAGTAAGCAACCCACAATTTATAAATGGAATACAGAATTATGGGGAGAAATTCCTGCAGATCCCGGTCGTAAGGGATAGTATAAAATAAAATCATTATAAATAATTAAAAAGAGTTAAAAATGAATAAAACAGTTAGAGTATCAATTTCCCCAATAACAATCGATACACAAATTACTGGTGCTGTATCAATGGAGGTTGATAATGAAAAAGACATAAGATTTAATTATGAAATAGATGGCGAAAAGTTGCAAATGAAGTTTCAGCCACATATGGTAGGAGATAAAAGATATGCTAAAATTATTAATACCCTTAAGTTGCGGAGGCATGTGGCAATAGAATCTAAGGAGGATGAGAAGCCTATTAATTTAATTACTGAATTTATAGGTGACATTGTAAAGGATATACATAATGTTGCTAATTTCATAGATAAGACTGATACAGATAAATTAGTAGGTGAACTATGTGATATAGTAATTAGTGAAAAAGAGAGTATTGCCGCCACACTATCTCGTGCCCAATCATTATTTGAAGGATTATTCTTTTTAACAAAAGAAAGTAAACATTTTGTTGAAGGGGTGAATAAAAACGACAAAGATAAGGTTATTGCCTTGCTAAATACTCGAGAAGCCAAATCATGTAAAGACGCTATTGCTACTATGTATACGTCATTAGCTGATGTTGGAAAAGCTATTGGTGCATATACTGTCGTAGTTAATGATACACAAGAAAAGGCACTGACTCTCTTTGAGTCAATTAAAGCAAAGTGGAATACTATACACTTCTTTAGAATTAGACGCTCATTTAAGTTTCAATTAGCATTTACTAAAATAGTAAGTGCATTTAAATAATCAATTACAAGGAGTAATACAATGAGAAGAGAATACAAAAATCTCGACAAAGCAGCTGACTTATTTAGCGCTGCATTTAATGCAACAAAAAGAACCATCAACCAAATAACTCCCGAGTTAGATACGGTAGTTGGTTATGTTGGATTACAAAGAATTCCTACTGGTACTCAACAGACCAAAGCTCAAAAGAAAGCAGCTAAGCTTAAAGCTCAACTTGCTGAATTGGAAAAGGAATTAAAACAGCCAGTGGATGCAGAATTCGAAGATATGCCTGCAATAAAGAAAGGCTTGTTTGATAAAGTAAGTAACGCCATTAATGACATACTTGACCAGAAAGACTAATGCCTGTTCTAGTACTTATAATGATATGGATTGGTTATCTGGCGATTAAACAGTTCATAGATTGGTTTGAAGAATGATTTTATGGGGAAACTACTATCCTTTCTATATATAGTTATTATTTATTCTATATAATCCACTATACAGTTGAATCTGAATATAGTAGGATAAACGGACGATAGTAGCCCCATAATAAAAATACAAGGAGAATAATATGTTCATATATGAAGAGGATGCCGCGCCAGAACCTATCCCTAACTCTAATACCATTAATACATTCATTAAAGAATTACAACGTATTAGTGCTGACAAAAGAGAATTACCACTATATATAATATGTCCTAATGGGCTAGAAGTATATCCTAGTATAAAAATGAAGTTTGAAAACTATAGTTCGCCACTCTTAGGTGATAAAATAGAAGCTATGATAATAACCTGGAGAGATTAAAATGAAGTATAAAGGCAGAAAAGTAAAACTAGTTAATATCATTTCTAAAGATGAATCAGCATGTGCACAGTGTGTAGCGGAAGAGTATCCAGCAGAAAACTCTTTATGCATAAAGTGTGGAAAAGATGGTTATTTTGTATATGGAAAGAATTCAAAGAAAGATAAATATATCAAAGAATTAGAAGATCAAATTAAAGTCTTAGTAAAAGCCAATGAAGGACTAGCTAATGCATATAAGGATTTAGCTATTAGTTGTATATGCGAGCGTAGCGAGCATGTTAATGAGAACAGTAGTAAATCAGACGCGAGCGTAGCGAACGCTTCTGATACTCCCGAGCGTAGCGAGGGGTTAGACGCTTCTGGTATCTATATAAGTAATATCTATATATAAGATTTTGAATATGCCAAGAGGATAAGGAGGCGGCCCCTCCCCTTCTGTCTCATAATGAGACATAAAAAGGCCACTACTTCTCTTAGATTATACTAAAACTACTATGCGTTTATAGCTCATAAACAAACATTTAGATACTTTTCCCTATAGGGGTAATCCAATGGAATTACTAATCTTGTTAACAATAGCAGTGGTAATAATTACCGCTCTAGTTTGCATATTATATGCTATATATTATGTACTAGTATATAGTATTATAAGGAGTATTGGCTATTGGTATAGCCTATTAAATAGAGTTATGCCACCCAAGGAAGGTAATCGGCCCAAATAGTGTCTACTATTGTATACACAAAAAGGCGGAGAAACTATTCTCCACGAATAATAACTATATACTAACTATATAATACTAGTTAATACATATAAACATATTAACAAAGTCCCTATAGGGACAATTAACAGTTGATACATCAGTGTAACTGGTTGGATAACTACTATATTTACTATATTTACTGTATTTACTATATTTATTATAGCTACTATATTATGGATAGCTACTATATTTATATTATTGGTATTATTAGTATATTATTAGTGTGTTTATATATAGTATTAATTATATAGCTTGTATTAATTATTTATAAAAAGGAGTTAATAATGATAGATAAGCGTAAACAAGAGTTAATCAATGATCTAAAGGTTGCATTAACATTAATGGAAGAAAATAAGCATTATTATATATGTAATGCATTAGCTTTTGCAGTAAATAATCGATTATTTAATTCTTGGGATACTAATTATGCTCATATGTATATAAAACATAATTATCTTGAATTTGTTATGTGGATTATAGAAAATGGTGAGAAGTTTACTAATGGTATATATAGTTATGGAAGAGCATGGGATTGTGATGATATATCTATTAAGATAAGAATGTTGAAAAAGTTTATTAAGAAATTAGAGAGATGATATGTTTTTTCGAAGAGGAAAATCTCCGCCCGTTTTTGTGTCCCAAAATGAGACTAAAATAGTAGAATGATGTTAAGTAATAAAAATAAGAATTTAGATTAAAATGATATTAATTCGTTGTTCCCTGAGGTAGACAGCCTGTCTGATATGGATACATATTGGCGGGCTTAAACCTTAATAAAGGTAACATGGTTATTAATGTCTTATTCTACGTATAAAATGGAGTAAATAATGAAAACAATTAGTTTTGATTATGATAAAACAGTATTGATTTACATATAGATGATAATCTATCTGATGTAAAAGCATTGCAATCTATTGGTGTTAATGCTGTTTATATACATAATGATTTAGAAGATTAATCAAAAGGAGTAAGCTATGAAAACATTTGATAAATTAGTAGTAGGTTCTGCATTCTTACTTATACTATATGCTACTGTATTTGCTGGTGTGTTTGTAATGAGTGCTATGCTAGTGGCCGCGGGACTTGTATTCTCTGTGGCAATTCTTATGCATAAATTTAGTATTGTTCGTAGAATGGTAGTAAGATTTAGTAAATGGTTTGATTTATTAGCATTTGCTATTGCATTCTTAGTAGCTAGTAGTACTTTTGGATATATAGTTGCCACATTTGCCGGTGTATTAACCAGTGCATTTTTAAGTTTATATGTAAAGTTTCAATCTCATGATAACTATAGTGTTAATAAGAATTAATTAATGGAGGATATATGTTTAAAAAACAGATAACACAATATAAAAGAAGACGATATGTTAAAGCAATGATGAATGCTATAACTAAAATACGAGAAGGTCCTGATGGTAAAATATCATCTAAAACAGATGCATTACGTGTTATTAGAAAATTTGAAAGAGTAAATAGTTGTACATTTAATCCATTCGATTTCAGCCATGTTATAACTGTAATGGGTTATGGTATTTTTGTATTAAAATAATGAGGTTTAAATGAAACATTCAAAATTTATTGTTGTATTTACCAATCACAACAATATAACAGTATACGCATTTCATGTAAAGGAAGCTATAATATTAGCTCAAGCTAAAATGATAAATAAAGGACTCTCTTATAATGTAGAGTTCGTTAAGGACGATCAAAATAGAATCATTAAACGTGGAGGATAACAATGTTATTAATAATTAAAGGTAAGATTATATAACCAAGAATTTATACACTTGAATAATAATTAAGGAGTAAATATGAAACAGCTAGACCCAGTGTTTAAAGCGTTTCTTATCGCAAATAATATATTAAATAATTATAATAATAATTATGATGAAGAATTTAGCAAAAACATTGATATGAATATAAAGGAAAATTTCATTGCTTGTGCATTTAATTGGATAGAAAGCCCAGAAGGACACGACTTCTGGGAGGAAATAGATGACAAATGGAATTATGTTATTGGTGACGGTCAATATGTAAAATTTAAAATGCAAGAATTGATAAATGAAAAACAGTTTATTATTACAGTATATGATGTTAATAAAAATATATTAGCAGAATATTTATCCAATGTTATACCTAATATTGATGATTTTTTAGTATTAGAAAATGATGAAATATATAAAGTAAACAAAAGACTATTTAATGTTAAAAATCCAAATGAAATAATTATAACATGTAAGGGTGTTTAAAGGAGTAAATTATGTCAAGGTTTAATGCAATAGATAATGATGGTAACGATATAGCATATGGGATAGATATTGCATTTGGTCGTTTTTATACTAAGTATGATAAGAATCATGAGATTATTGTAGATAAAAATAATCTGTCTAGAATTCAATTAATGACTTTATTAAGGACGTCAAATGCTCCAGAAATTCACATTTATAATATTGCTGCGGATCTACATCCAGATGGTATAATGTAATGGGGACAAATTATTGATCACTGGAAGAATAAATTACAAAGAAATAATCTATAAATTTATTTAAGGAGAAATGAATATTAAATTAACACTAGAAGAGTATGAAAAAATAAATAATATAATTGGGTAATAATTATTCATCAAGAAAAAGAAATTTTTTGTTTAGCTTTAGAACAATATGACTGTTTTGACAATGTACAATTATTTTACATCCTAGACTTAAAACGTTTAACAATATATAGAACTGAAAATAAATATAATATTATAATGTAAAATGTTGAGTTATGTGAATTAAGTTTGTTTGTAGATAAATTAAATAATAATTATCAACAAGTTCTTCCACGCTACATAAATTTAGGAATGCTAAAATGACTTATGAAGAAATATTTAATAGAAATAGTAAGAATGGAATTATGGAAATGAATGAATTTTTAAAAGCACAAAACTATATTCAACAGATAAGTGAATTAGAATATTTACAAAGTCTAATTCCAGAAACAGATGATAAGTTAAAAATGAATAATATAGTAGCTAGAATAAATGAATTAACAAAATTATTGAAGATATAATTATGATAATTAACATTAACAAAAATATTTTAAGCCAAAAATCTTTGACATCAGCAGACGCTGTTAGGCGTCAAATTGAAGTTTTTGTTAGCTGAATTTGGCTTGGGAGTAAAAATGGATCAACAAAAAAAAGAAGAATTAAATAAATATTTAATTAAAGGAATATGGAATACAATATTATATATTCAAAGAGAAATACCAGAAGGTTTTAATAGATTAGAGGAATATTTATTGTCGATGGCTGATTTAGTAGAATTTTTCAACAAGGCTACTGGCAATTGTGTCTAACACTTGATAAACGAATGTTGAGGAAAATAAAATGGAAAAGTTACTAAAGAAATTTAAAACAAAGAATGATTTTGATAGGTTCAGTAAAATACTTTTTGAAAGAATGATAGAAAATAAACCTATATCTGACAAACCTATGGTTGACGGGATTATTATAGGATATATACTCACTACAAATTTTGTTATTGATTTGTTTTTACAGAAAGAGATGGGTAGAGTTTTAGATGGAACAATTCAAAAATTAGAACAAATAGTAGTTTGGTGTACAAACAATGAGGAATCGCTGTGTCGTCTTTTGTAAAAAATATTGATTGCATAATTAAGAAATAAGTTAAAAAGGTGGAACTAATGAGAAATAATTGGAAACAAAACTACAAGGATTTGCTAGAAGTGTTTGAAAGTCAAAAAAAGTATATGAGAGAGCTTGAAGATAATTTACCCTTGCAGAGAGTAAAAATAGCAGATGTTATTGCTATGCTACCTTTCGTAACCCTTTTAGAAAACGTAAATAGAGTAGAAGTAATTGACCAAAATGGTAGAAGCTATGTAAACTGGAAGCCTACAAATAAAACAGAGATAAGTCTGCAAGATGAAGGCAGAACGTTGAAGATCTTTATTAGTAATTGGCCATATTATTATCGAGTGCAAGCTGGAAAAAAGAAACTCCTTGCGAAATTATCAAATGTTTGGAAGATATGATAACAACATTTACTATGTTATGCAACGTTGTTAAACACATGTGTAAATACTACGCTAAATATGAAGGTATTACAAGAAGTAACAATGGTGTTATTTTACAAGGTAAATGCATAAGAAATGATAAAATAGTTTGGAGAGACTAATTATGTGACCATTTTACTTACAATGGAGCATAACACTTGATAAACGAACCTATATTCTAAAAAAATATTGTAAGAAATTAAATTAATAATAGCTTGACATTTAATTGGTAATTCAGTATTTTTACATATAACAATTAAGAGAATAATATGAGCAAAATTATGAAGCAGAAATTGATTGACAGAATAGAAGAAATAAAAAAAACAAAGTAATATGCGATTTGTGAAAAGAACATACTTTGGTGAAAATATGAATGAGATTGACATTTATAATATTGATGAAGATAAACTACTTGGCTTATTTGAGCAAATGGTTCGCTTAAAAATCGGTGAAAATTATATAAGTGGTGATAAAATTCAAATGGGAGTGCCTCAAATGGATAGCGAACTACAAAATGCTAAAATCTTCACATATAGTGAAGCAATTAGTAAAATGCAAATGATTTGTTTTGAGGCACGTATGATAGAAATTTAATTGTTTATAACGTTTTGCGGCTTGGTGTCTGTTATTTTGCCTTGCAGACATTCCAAGCCTTAGATAAATTTAATAGGTAAAATAATAACACCAAACCACTGTTAGTGGCTAGTTACTATATTATATAAAATAATAATAAAAATAAAGGTGATTAAAATGAAGTACGAATTAACTCAGGAAATAAAATCTTTTAATGGTTTAAAATTAAGAAGAATAAAAGCATTAAAAGATTTTAATGG